AAGGGGTGCCGTGGGCCGAGGCGCGGATCAAGAGCGTGACCGGCGGCGACCCGATCACCGCCAACTTCATGCGGCAAGATCCGTTCACCTACCTGCCGCAGTTCAAGCTGGCCATCGCTGGCAACCACAAACCCAGCCTCCGCTCGGTGGACGAGGCAATCCGCGCCCGCCTCAACCTGACCCCGTTCACCATCACCATTCCCGCCAGCGAGCGCGACCCCGGCCTGTCTGAAAAGCTGTGGGACGAAGCGCCGGGGATTCTGGCGTGGATGCTGGAGGGCTGTGCCGACTGGCGCAACGTCAGGCTCGCGCCGCCGTCCGTCGTGACCATGGCGACCGAAGAATACTTCGACAGCGAGGACATGACGGCGCTGTGGATCACCGAATGCTGCGACACCGGGCGCCACTGCGAGGGGTTGAGCGGCGCGCTGTTCAAATCATGGACGGCCTGGGCGCTCCAGGCCGGCGAGAAGGCCGGATCGAACAAGGGATTCACCAGAGTGCTGGAAAAGCACGGGTTTCCCGCCGGCAGGCATGGCATGGGCGGCCGGATGATCGACGGGATTCGGCTGCGGGTGGACACCGCCAGGACAGAGCCGGGCAAGGACCGGGAATGGCCATGACACTTGCCGAATATCAAACTATGACGGTTATGACGGTTCCCGTATTTCCCACGTGCATCTGCGCGGGCGGGCGGGCGGGGGCGCGTGAAATGCGTCATATCCATCAAATATAATACGCGCGCACGCGCGCAGACCCACGTGTGAAATGCACAACCCGTCATAACCGTCATTGTTTGATAAAAGGAAAACTCAAATGACGCCAGGAAAGCCGGGATCGAAGGTGAAACCGGCCGTCGCCGTGCGGTGGTTCGCGGATCATGTCATGGAAGGAGTCGGCGAAACGCCGACGCTCGCGCTGGGGCCGCTCGTCTGGAACATCGTACCGGGGCACGACACCAGGCAGTGGTATTTCGTCGCCGCCAGCCTCGACGCGGAAGGTGAAATCCGCCTCGACCAGTTCAGAATCGGGATGGACGACCCGGCGCTCGCCGAGAAATGCCGCGCCATGCTGATGCTGGAGTTGATCCAACGCCGACCGCCATGCGTCCTGTCCGACTTCGATGACGAACTGGCGATGGCGCGGTGGTGCGAGGCATTGTGCCCGTGCGAACGAACCCGCCGCATCAGGGAGAACTGCGAACAGGAACGGCGGCCATGACCCACACCGTCCGCCTCACCGTCCAGGCCGCCGAACGCTTCCCCGACCTCGCCGGGCGAACGGGGACCGTCCTCGAACGAAGCGCCGCGGGATGGCTCCACGTCGCCTGGATATACCGTGAGGGCGCCACGCCAGCGGATGACGTGTTCACCGTCGTATGGCTGCCGCCCGGCGACGTGGAGACCGCTACCCCGCCCGAGGCACCCGACCGTCAGGCACCGGAGGCGGCGGATTCGCCAGCCGGTGCGACGCGAGACCCTCCATCCAGGCGAGGATGACCGCGGGAACCGGCTGCCGGCCCAGCGTCCAGTTGCGCGTCGTGCTCGGGCTGAGGCCGAGTTCAACCGCCAGCACGCCAGCCGTCCAGCGGATCGCCCGCAAGGCGGCGCTCAGACGCGCGCCTGGGGCCTGCGCGGGGGTCGCGGCGTGGGTGATGGCGGGCGGAGCCTCGGCGGCCTGTGCGGGCCTCTCATGGGCGTCCAGGGGCATGGGGACGGGGAGCGACAGGGGGGCGAAGCCGGTCATGCGCCACGCTCCAGGTCGTCCAGCCGGTCCTCGATCGTGCGAACCCGACGACCCAGCACCAACGCATCGCCGATCAGGAAACCTTTGGTGTTCGCGAAGTCAGTGTGAAGCGAGGTTATGATGTTGATCAAACGCTCGTGCTGATTGTTCATCCGGGCCATCAACGCGTCGAACCGCGCGTCAATCGCGGCGAAGGCCGCTTTCGTCTCGTCGTCCATGGTTCGCTGTTCCTTCGGGCGTGTGTCGGGCGTCAGGGGAAGCGGGGCCGAAGCCCCAGAGGTCAGGCGCGGGGAAGCAGCGAGGCGAACCACGCGCGGGGAGGTAGCGTCGCGGTGTTCACGATCACGCAGCCAGCCATCTCGAAATCCCACCGCGCCTTCCCGGCGGCGCGAAAAGCCTCAAGCGCCAACTCTTTCTTCACTCCGCGAGCCTTGCGGTAAGCGGCGCGGGCGTTCATCTCGGCCAGTTCGAGGCGGGCGTATTCGGCGTGCCATTCAGTGTTCGTCATGTCGTGTGCTCCTGTTCGCCTGTGTTGATGACAGGGATATACGATCTGGCGTGAAGTTCGTCAATAAGGAATGTGGGGTGGGCGACGATTTATTTTCGGAGGCGTTTGCCTACGGCCTCAGCGTGTGGTAGCGGGGTACTCACGCTCAAACCTCGAAAACGCCAAAAATGTCAGGGCTAGCTAGCAAGCAGGTTGCTAATCTGCGACCCAGACGAGGCAATCCGAACTGGGTTCCGGGGAAATCCGGCAACCCAGCGGGACGGGCGAAACACGAGGTCGATATCGCGGCTCTTGCTCGCGAGCATGGTCCAAAATGTATCCTGGTGATCGCGAAGCTGCTCGAAGATCCTGACAGCCGCGTGCGCGTCTCAGCGGCGACTGTCCTGCTCGATCGCGGCTTCGGCCGGCCTAATCAGAACGTGACGGCGACTGGCGATGGCACGTTGACGCTGCATTTACTCGCGGCGCAAACCATCGGCCGCGAACTGCTCGACGGCAAGGTGATCGACGGTCATATATCGACAGATACGCTAGGCAGCGGCGTCGAAACGACCGAGCCGAAGCAACTCGATCAGACGTTGCCCAGCGAATGAGCGAGCCGATTGAAATCCGGCGCGATGAGGATGGTTCGCTCGATGAGATCGTGGCCCATGACGTGGCGATCCACCTGGAACAGATGAGCGATACCCACTGGTGGATGAGCATCGAGAAGGCCGGGCGCCTGTATCATCTTAACCTCACCGCGAGGCGTGCGAAGATCACGGCGACGGTGGAGGCGGCGGACTGATGTGGCCGAGACAGCAGCATCGTGGATGCGCGCCAACCTCGGCCTCGCGGTCACGCTCATGGCGCTGGTCGGCACAATCGTGGGTGGTATCGTCGCGGCGACGGCGTGGCTCGCGTCGGTGCATCACCTCGAGCGGCGCGTCGATGTGCTGCGCGCGGATGTCAACGTGATCCGCGCGACGATGGACGCGAACCGGACCATCGTGGCCGATATCCGTCGCCAGCTCGACGCGACCGACGCGACGCTGAAGGAAGGCCTGGGCCGCGTTGATGAGCGGCTCAAGGCGGCGGAGCGCGCGAAGTGAGCGTGAATGTTAGTGGAATCGGGGGCGTCCAAAAACGAGCGTATACGGACAGGTCATTTCACCCTGTCCATAATATAGCTTTTCGGTGTTCTGAACAGACGATCTTAATGGACACCGATTGTGGACGTGGATTCGTCGTGTGAGTGCCGCCAGGAAGAAGCACGCCGACCCACGCGACATCCTGGTCACGGACGTGGCGTTCTCCCCTCGTGTTCGGACCTGTCTGGATAATGAGGGGATCAAAGATCTGGGCGCGTTGTCCCGCCTGACCGGGCAGGAGCTGCTGCGGATACCCAATTTCGGCAAGGTGTGTCTGGTCGAGGTCACGAAGAAGCTGTTCGACGTTGGCCTGACGCCCGTCTCCGTGCCTGGTCCCGCTTCGCCGGTGGCCATCGTGTCGGCGACTGAGCACTACCGCTTGTGGCGTCTGGAGCCGCGTCTGTCGGCCATTGAGGGCCGTCTGGTTGATATCGAGAGCCTTCTGCGCCATCTGGTCGGCCGCTCATGAGCGAGGCCGCCCCCGCCGCCTCCGACTGGGCCAAGGCCATCGCCTCGTCGCCCAACCCGTTCCACACCGCCGCCTCGCGCTACGCCCGCGCCCCGATCGCCTTTGTCCGCGAGGTGCTGCACGCCGAGCCCGACCCGTGGCAGACGGAGGTATTGCGCGCCATCGCCAAGGGCCACACTCGGCTGGCCATTCGCTCGGGCCACGGCGTCGGCAAGACGGCGCTCGCCGCCTGGACCATGGTGTGGTTCGCCAACACGCGCGCCCCGTTCAAGATCGCCGTCACCGCGCCCAGTGCGCCGCAGCTGTTCGACGCGTTGTGGCCCGAGCTGGTCAAGTGGTTCCGGCTGTTGCCCGAGGGCTGGAGCAGGCTGTGGGACATCACCTCGGACCACATCACGTTGAAGGCGGATCAGGAGTGTTTCATCACGGCCCGCACGTCCCGCCCCGATAAGCCGGAAGCCATGGCCGGGCTGCATTCATCGCACATTCTGTTGGTTGCTGATGAGGCCAGCGGCATTGACGAGGCGGTATATGAGGCGGCGGGTGGATCGATGTCCTCGGCCGGCGCCATCACACTGCTGATCGGCAACCCGACGCGGTCCTCGGGTTTCTTCTGGCGTTGCCACATGATGGAGCGTGACCGTTGGTTCACGATGCGGGTGTCGGCCGCCGACAGCCCGAGGGTGACGCGCGACTTCGTGGACGAGGTGGCGCGTCGTTACGGCATGGACAGCAACGCGTATCGCATTCGGGTGATGGGCGAGTTCCCGGCGGCGGACGACAACACGTTGATCGCGGCGGAGTTGGTCGATCAGGCGATGGCGCGCGACGTGGCGCTGGATGTGTCGGCGCCGTGCCTGTGGGGTGTGGACGTGGCCCGGTTCGGCACGGATGCGTCGGTGTTGATCAAGCGTCAGGGCAACGTGGTGACGGAGATGCCCAGGCGGTGGCGGCAGTTCGACACTATGCAACTCGCCGGCGCGCTGAAGTCCGAGTACGACATGTCGGGCGCCAAGCCGGGCCTGATCGTGATCGATGTGATTGGCATCGGCGCGGGCGTGGTGGACCGGTTGCACGAGCAGAACCTGCCGATACTGGGCGTGAACGTGTCGGAGGTGCCGAGCACGACCGGGCGGTATGCCCGGCTGCGCGATGAACTCTGGGTCCGGTGCCGTGAGTGGCTGGAGACGCGGGCTGTGCGGTTGCCGCGTGACGACCAGTTGCGGGACGATCTCGTGGCGCCGCGCTATGCGTTTCTGAGCGATGGGCGGTTGCAGGTCGAGAGCAAGAACCTGATGCGGGCGCGTGGCCTGGCCAGCCCGGACAGCGCCGATGCGCTGATCCACACCTTCGCCGAGCAGGGGTTGGGCATCGCCAGCGGCATGACCTCGGGCCTCCACGACAGCCGTGGGATGCGGATGGATCTGGTGCAGGGGGACTATGTATGAGCCAAACGCTGATGCCACCGCCCGCGCCACCGATGCAGCCGCCGATGAACACCGGGCTGCTGGCGCCGACGCAGGGCACGATGGGCGGCCCGCCGCCGATGCCGCCGATCCCCGGCCTGATCCCACAGGGGATGCGGCCGACCGGGCTACAGCTTGGCTCCGAGCAGGTGATGGCGTTCCTGCTGCCGCCGAAGCGGGACGACGCGGACCCACGGCCTGACAGTGATGAGCAGTTGCCCGCCACCCTTCGCCGCTACGCCGCCGGCCTGCGACCCACGGTGCGCCCGACCGGCGCGGAATGGCAGCAGGAGATCATTTTCGAGCGCCTCGGCAAGACGGATCTTGAGATCGCCAACATCGCGCGCTTTTACTTTGACGCCGCGCAGAACTACGACATGGCTCTAAGTAGAGAGCGAGTAACGGCGAGCCAATACTACGCCGGTCTGCCGGACGGGCCGTTGCAGGAGGGCCGTTCCAATCTGGTGATGACGGTGGTCCGGGACACGATCAGGCAGACGTTGCCAAGCCTGCTGCGGCTGTTCACCGCCGTTGAAGACCCTGTTTCCTTCGAGCCCATTTCCAGCGAGATCGCGGGGGATGACAAGACGGCGACCACGCTGGCGCGGCAGGCGACGGATTATTGCCGGTGGGCGCTGTTCACCGCCAATCGGGGCTGGCAGGTGCTGCACGACGCGCTGCTGGACGCGCTCACCAGAAAGGCCGGCTGGGTCAGGTGGCACTGGGGCGCGCGGCAGCAGATCCGGACGGAGGTGTGCGAGGGGCTGTTGCTGCCGCAGTTGCAGATGTTGCTGGCCGAACCGGGGATCGAGGCGCAGCGGATCGTGCGGCGTCCGATGTTGCGAGATGAGGTCGAGGCGTTGGGCAAGACGCCCGAGGGGCAGATGTATCTGAGCCAGGGCGCGCCGGCGGAATACTGGTCGGCGACGATCACACGCAAGGCGCGACAGTCGTGGCCGGTGATCGAGCATGTGGCGGCCGAGTGCGTGTGGATCGTGGCGGACGCGAACACCGTCGAGGGTGCGCGCGGGCTGTTCCATGTGCGGGATGTGCCGGTATCCGAACTGATCGAGATGGGGCTGCCGGAAGACAAGGTGCTGGCGCATCGGGACACGGAGATGACGGCGCGGCGGCGGACCGAGATCATCGCCAGGAACGCCGCGCAGGGCCAGAACATCAAAGGGAGCCCGCCGAACGACAAATCCATGGCGATCGTGCGGTATGCCGAAGGGTGGATACGGGCCGACACGGACGGCGATAACCGGGCCGAACTGATCCACGTGCACATGTTGGGAAATGCGCAAACGCTGATCAAGTGGGAGCGTTGCGACGAGATCCCGCTGGCCTGCTTCACGCCGTATCGCGAGCCGGGGAAGGTGGTGGGCAGCAGCCAGGCTGACATGGTGATGGACTTGCAGCGCATCGAGTCGCGGGTGATGCGCGCCGTGTTGGACAGTCTGGGTCAGGCGATGTTTCCGCGCACCGCCGTCGTCATCGGCCAGGCCAATCTGGCGGATGTCAGGCAGACCGCCATCGGCAGCATCATCCGGGTCGCCCAGCAGGGCGCGGTGCAGGAACTGGTCAAGCCGTTCGCGGGCAAGGAAGCGTTGCCGGTGATGGACGTGCTGGAGGGCATCCGGGAGAGCCGGACGGGCATCACCAAGGCGTCCAGCGGTCTGACGGTGGACGAACTCCAATCCACGGCCCCGATAGCCGTGAGCCAGCAGGCATCGGCGGCGCAGGACCGGTTGGACATGGTGGCGCGGACGCTGGCTGAGACCGGCCTCGCGCCGCTCTACTCGGGCATCCTGAAGATGATGGCGCGGCAGCAGGACCGGCCGAACGTTATCCGGATCAGGAACGAGTGGGTGGCCATCGATCCGCGGGCGCTGGCGACGATGTGGGAGTGCTCGGTGAACGTCGGCGGCAAGGGGATGCCGCAGGAACGGCTGGCGATGCTGAACGCGATCGCGACCAAGCAGGAGCAGATCATGCAGATTGGCGGGATGGACAATCCTTTGTCCGGCATTCCCGAGTATCGCAACACGCTGAGCCGGATGCTGGAGACGGTGAACATCAGCGACGTCAGCAGCTACTTCAAGGCCCTCCCGCCGGGCTTTCAGCCGCCGCCGCAACAGCAGCAACCGAACACGGACATGCTGTTGGCCCAGGTGCAGCAGGCCAAGACGGCCGCCGATGTCGAGAATGACCGCGCGAAGCAGCAGACCGACCGGGCGAAGCTGCTGCTGGAGGACGACCGGGAGCGGGACAAGGCGGCTCTGGACGCGTGGTCGAAGACGTGGGTGGCCGCCGCCCAGTTCGGCACGCCCGCTCCCAGCTTTGACGAGTTCAAGGCGGCGATGCAGTCGAAAGCGCCGGCGATTGGCATGTTGTCCGACCTTCCGGCGCCGACCTCGCCACAGCCCCCGGCGACGGGACAGCCGCAGCAGCCGCCTCAGCCGAGGCCGGGTGGCCCAATGATGCCGCCGCAAATGGGTGGGCCGCGTCCGCCCATGATGCCGCCGATGCAGGGTCGTCCGCCCGCGCCGATGGGTGGCGCCGATCCCGCGACGGCCATGGCGGTGCGTGGCGCGCTGGGTGGCGGGGCGATGCCGAGCGCGTATGGGATGCTGGCGCAAAGAGCGGCACTTAGCCCATTGCTTGGTCCTGGCGGTCCGCGGCTGCCGCAACCGGGAGGACAACCGAATGGCTAAGCCTGTCGGCCTGTTGGACGCGGCGATGATGCGGACCACGCGCGAGCCGGCGCGGGACGTGCGGGCGCAGGTGAAGGCCGTGGCCAGTCCGGCGAGCGCGAAGCAGGCGGCCTTCGTGGCCAAGGGGACGACGGTGCCGAAGAAGCTGCCGCCGGGCGTGGCGGCGGTGAAGCGTCCGGCCGGGACGTTGGTGACCAACAACCCCGCCCATGCCGCCGCCTTCGCCCGCGCGCCGCTGGTCACGCCGTCCACGCTCGCGCCGTTGCTGGGCTATCCCGAGAGCAAGGGGGCCGCCATCGCCAGGGCGGGCGGCAAGCCGGTGGTGGTGCAGGGTCGGACGCCGTCGGGTGCCGTGGTGCATGAGAGCGTCGCCTCGCCCGGTCCTGGGGTGCTGGCGGCGGCGCTGAGCGCGAAGGCGGCGGTGCCTGGGGGCAAGGTGGTCGTCACCACGCCCGAGGCCGTCCAGGCGCGGCGACGGAAGGGCGAACGCTGATGACCATCATCCTGATCGTCGTTCTGATCCTGCTGTTCGCCGGCGGCGGCTACGGTTACCGCTCCGGATATTGGGGCGGCGGGGGCGGCTTTGGGCCGGTGGGCATCATCCTGGTCGTGTTGGTCCTGCTGGTTCTGTTCGGCCTGATCGGCGGGCCGCGTCTGGGGTATTGGTGAGATGGCCCTGACCGGCGCGCAGCAGATCCAGGCCGAGGCGGCGAAGCGGATTCTCGCGGACGAGGCGTTCAACGGCGTGCTGACCCGGATCGTGACGGACGCCGCCGAGAAGGCGGTGTTTCTGGATGACGAGGCGCTGCGCGAGGCGAACCGGCAGTTGGTGCTCGCGATCAGCCGTATCCGCGGCGAGTTGCAGGCCGACGCCGAGTTGCCCGAGGCGGACAAGGCGGCCACCGATCTGGCGCGGAGCATGGAGTAGGACATGAGCGAAAGCACGGGCGGCACGTCAGCATCAACAGGCGCACCCGCGCCATCGGCCCCGGCGGAGTCCAGCAGTCCCGCGCCGAACAGCCAGCAGCCGATCAGCATCAGCGATGCCGCGCGCCTGCTCAACAGCCAGCGAAGGCGGGAGGCGGGCGAGGCCCCGGCGGCGCCGGCCGATCCGGGACGCAAGCCGGCGCCCTCCGAGGTGGCGCGGGAGGCGGCTACGCACGTAGCTACGCAAGTAGCCAGCCCCACATCGACACCCGCGCCGGCCAAACCCGCCACCGGCCTGTCGGCGATGGAGAAGGCGTTGGGCCTGCCGGACGGCCTCGCCCCGCCACCAGAGTCCAGTCCCCCGTCGGGCGCGCAACCGGCCGCCGATCCCGCCGCCGGCTTCGAGATCGAGGGACGGCGCTACACCCAGGCGGAATTGCGCGCCGAGGTGATGAAAGCGGCAGACTACACGCGTAAAACGCAGGAATTGTCCCAGCAGCGCCAGGCACTTCAGGCGCAGCAGGAGGCGCTGGCGACGGTGCTGCCCTACATCCAGCCGGAACTCGCCCGCCTCGCCCAGACCGTGCAGAACGCCCCGGCACGGCCCGATCCGGCGCTGTTGGAGACCAACCCGCAGCAATACCTGCGCGATCGCGCCGCGTGGGAGGGGGCGATGGAGGAACAGAACCGCCTCGCGGGCCTGACGCAGTTGCAGCAACAGGCGGCGGCGCGGGCGATGGAGGCGCAGGTGGCCGACGCCAACGAGAAGCTGGCCGCCAAATACCCGTTCTGGTCCGATCCCGGCGAGCGGTTGAAGGCTCAGCAGCAGATCGTGGAGTGGGCGACCACCAAGGGCGGGTTCTCGCAGAACGAACTGCGCGGCCTGTCCTCGCCGCACCATCTCGAAACCATGATGAAGGCATCGATGTTCGATCGCTGGGTGGAGAGCGCGCGGACGAATGCCCCGGCCGCGTTGGCGGCTCCCGTGCGTGGCGTGGCACCGCCGCCGGCGCTGTCGGAGCGGGTGGCGCAGGCGCAGGACCGGTTCGATGCCAAGCCGGACTGGCGGACGGGCGCCGCGCTGCTGGCCGCGAGACGCGCGGGAACCAATGGTCAGGCACGTTGACAAATCCCACTTCCTGATATTCTACTGACATTCGACGCTTAAAGGAGTCCCCAGGACCAACCGGAGAGCGTGCCGTGCCGTCGCCAGGATGACCGTGAGCCGCTGGGAGTGCTTCGCACCAACCCGGCACCAGCCCCGCCAGTCCATCGCGAAACCCACAATTCGGTTTCACCGCGCGAGGCGCCCCATCGTGAGCGTGCGCCCGCGCCGCGATGGAGTAACGAGCAATGGCTCTGGGAGCGCAAGGCGCCGCACCTGCCAATACGTACATTGAGACAGCTGCGGTAGGTGTGAAAGAAGACCTAGCAGATGTGATATATCGCATCGATCCTGACGAAACTCCTTTGGTAAGCGCGTGCGCCAGGGTCAGCGCCAGTCAGGTCTTGACTGAGTGGTTAGTTCAAGAATTGAATGCGGCAGCAGACAATGCTCAGCCAGAGGGCTTTACTGCTTCGATGCAAGCAGTAGTAAAACCGATACGCTTGAATAATGTCGCGCAAATTTTGGCCCGCACAGTAGGCGTCTCCGGTACCCTGCGCGTCGTGGACATGGCGGGCGGGGAGGACGAGTACAACCGCCAGCTTGTCCTGCGTGGCATGGAGATCAAGCGCGATCTGGAACTCGCCGTGACCTCGCCGCTGGTCCGCACCATCACCGAT